AGAGCCATGGTAGACGGAGATAGCCCGAGTGCAATTGCAAGGGATACTGAGATTCCTACTGATGCCACGATTAGCACGACAGACGTAACTACGAATAATGCAGGAACCACGAAGCATGGATGGCTTATCAAGGCCACAGCTCCTGCATCTGGGCTACGTAACGTAGTGGCAATTGATAATGCCGAGACAGTTTACAAAAACGCAGCACTGTTTGATGCGACTACTCCAGCAGCCGAGACATCTGGTGTAAGCGGGTCGGCCGGGACTGCAATGACCGCTGCTCGCAGGGATCATGTTCATGCTTTGCCGACTATCCCCACCGTGAGCGATACGGCATACAGTGCAACAACTTGGGATGCAAATACGGATGGAGCATCCAAGAACGCGATAAGGGACATCATAGAGGCCAAGATCGGGGATGGATCAGACGGACTATGGGGCGTAAGTATAAAGAGCAACACTACGACATTTGCCCCGTCTTCAGGGTATGATTCGGGATTCTCGGTGATTGCGAATGTGCCATACACATACACGTCAGGAACCAACAAACGGCTTGCTCTCTATTCTGAGATAAGCGGTGGCTCACTGACAGACCTCGATGATCTCCCAGGCGATACGGTGGACAATGACCTGATTGATGTTGGATTGGTTGGACCTCTCGGAACGTTTACCGGCACGACCATACCAGATAGCCAGACGCTCACCCAAGCTTTTCAGGCGCTGGAAACCGCAGTTGAAGGCTATACCGCTGTAGACTCAGAGGTTGCAGACTTTATGGATTCAACAACCAAAGCGGAGATGCAGCAGTCTATGGATGTTGAGGTTGGGGTTGATATCCAACCATTAACAGCAGTAGAGGTTGATGGATCGGCATCCATAACGCTCACTGCGGCGCAGGTATCAGGCACCATTATCACCAATTACGGGCAGGCTGCGGCTGATGTGGCGCTTACCCTTCCAACGGCAGCGGCTGGATACAATGCTCTATTTACGGTCGGTTCTGCTCAGAGCAACAAGTGGGGAGTCAGGGCAGGGACTACAGATTTAATCTATCTACTGGCCGCCGACGGTACGATTGCAGCGGGAAGCGACAACGGATACGCCAGGATGACTGCTGCTCAGATTGGTCAGTCTTTCGCTTGCTGGACAGTTAAAACGGGGTCGAGTGCTTGGGATTGGCAGTGTAAAGCAGCATCAATCGGAACCTCAACAGCGGTGATACATCCTGAAAAATTGGCAATGTCAAAATCAGTAGGCGCTGGCCAATTGGGAATAGTGGCCGCCGAAGCATCTGCCGTGAACGTTCGCACAATGGCAAATGTGGTCCCGAGTCTGCCGTCAGCATACCCCTCCTGATTCGCAGAAGATGACCATGACCCTGCAGCCTGAGAGTCCCAGGCAATCAACAAAACAGCCAGGGCAAAAAGTAGAGATGTAATTTTGTTCATTTGATTACCTCGCTGAGTTATTCATACCGATTCGGCCACAATGTCGTGATATCGTATGATAATGGATCAGAGCTTTGTTTTATCGCTCTGATGTGGTCATTCAATGCCGTGTCAAGATCAATGTCAAGCTTCCGCCCTTTTCTTACGAGAGAGTCAAGCAGAGATACTGTCATTTCGACCTCGACATTTTCGAGCGTGTCAACTGTGATCGGGATTTCGTTGACAATAACTGGTGGATCAGTCGGCGCTTCAGGTCCATAAACAATACCAGCCGTTTCAGCCTTGTAATCAAGATACCGCAACCTTGCCAGGATATCAGATGGATACCATTCACCGTCAATCTTTATTCCCCCTGACATTCGCTCGTTAAACTCTTCATTTAACCGTGCAAGTGCAAGTTTTTTCTCTTTTTTCAGTGTTTCAGCGGCAAGCTCTGCGGCCCATCCTGCATATTCTATCAGTACCGTACCGTTCCATTCATATCTGGCAGGAGTTTCTCGAAAGAAAAAACAAAGCTCCTGATTAACATTTCTGGCATATTCTCCTGCCCCTGCATCTCGGTCAACCGCAACCCCCCGATTGGTTAAATCGCTGAAAATCAGTTTCCACTTTGCCATACTATTATCTCCTCAGAGATATTTCAGAGATATTTATTATTACCCCTGCAGAAACAGATTTCATATAAATACCGCTGACAGATATTATTTCTACAGGAGCATAAGCTGGGGAATCAAAACCAACTATATTATTAGTCCCATCATACGAAAAATGTACCTGTCCAGCGTTTCCCTGAGATAGTTTAATTTTTGATATCATGCTAACTGGTATAATGGTTGATAAACTATAGAGGACGTATCCTGTCGTCAATCCGCTTGAGACTGTTGGAACTGAACTGGAGTAGAATGAAATTGAGTCTCCTATCTGTCTAAATGGCATTACCACACTAGATCCGTTAGTTTTGCAGTACGATATCAGCCGATACTTGTCAACTTGTGCATCACTCGCAACACCGGCCAGTGTGGTGTATGCCCTGAACTCAAATGTGCCTCCTGATACCAGTTTTACCAAGAAAACATAATAATCCGTATTGGCCACCGACGGGACGACACACGTCGCATTTGTAGATGTGTAAAGCTTCGTGGTCAGGCCGCTATCAAGGCATGTCGTCGGAGTGATCGTCAACGTATTTGCCGAGACTGTTACATCTCCCCCGGTTATTCCTCCTGTAATTGGCAACCCTGAAACAATCTCAGGCATAATTGCGAGGTCACCGTACGGAGAACCGGCAAGTTCCCAATTCCCACCAGTTGAATAATTGTCAGGACGAATAACGAGCGGGCTATTTTCTGCCGCTGTGCCGGTGGAATTGTAAACATAAAAGTAGAATTTCCCGCCAGTGACAACCATGGCCCGGTCACCATTGACAAGATTTGCCACAGAATAACTATCAAGCGCCCTGGCTGCGCCGCCGGTAAGGGCCGTGCAATTATATAGAGTGACTGCCATTATAACACCTCACGGAAATCAATTTTCATATTCGTATGCAACCTGTAATCATGTGATCCAGAAGGGATTCCAACTCCATAAAACAGCCATTCTGTGCTGTCTGCATTTGTGAGCATCCAAGCTGTCGGTACCGCACCGATTTCATCATAATACCCCATGAGTTTGTGAAACTCGGTCGTAAGCATCAAGGCTGTCGCCTGAAATGTTCGGCAAAGATCGCGCTTTTTATAATATTCTGACCCGTTGCTGTTATCTGCTGAGATTGATTTATCGTCCCTGCCCTCAGATATTCCATACTGGAAATTAGCGTCACCGTATGTCTCAGCAACCATGCCAGTAATTACGCCAGCGTAAAGCGTCTCTGATCCGGTAGATGTCAGGTTGATTTCAGCAATGCATGATCGGTCAATCGTGGTGCCAAGCTGCAACCATAATGCCCCTGTTTTCTCAAGCTGAGTTACAGTTACCGATACAGCCGATATTGTGGTATTTGCCCACTCGTCACCATCGCCAAATCCATCACCTTCGCCGAATGATATTTCATTCGGATCATAGGCTGAAAATGTAGCTTGCCTGGCATTGGTCCCGAAAATAGCAATGTCGGAAATACCGCCGCTTATCTCGAGTTCGAGTGTTGCATTAATGATCAAACCACCGGCTGACCATTTGCGTTTTGGTTTACTGTCAAGGAGATTTACAGCGGGGAAGTTGCCGTCTTCATAGTCGGCAGATACGGAAATGATATTGTTGATTGCGATATGCTTCATGATATCGACCCGGCCCCGGTTGCCTGGATTTTTTCACTGTCAAAATTATATACAATGTCTGATGTTAACATTATTGATTGCAGAGGTAAATAGTGGTTTTCATCGTTGATGATATAGCATCCAGCAATCACTTGCGGGCTACTGGTGATCATCGTGTCGAGTTTGATAATCGGCCTGTTTGCAATCTCCAATATGATTGTCAGTGCCGCTTCGATGTTGGCCTGTACGGTATGGTATGCTGTTGATATTGAGAGTTCTGATTCGTTCAAAACCGTTGCAGATGTGACGTTATAATCACCGCTCTTTGCCGACGAATAACCTTTCTCATCTTTCAACGAGCATCCGGTAATATCGAACTCGTCAACCTCGGTCTGCTCTGATATATCGTACATATCAACAAGATAAAGAGTGCCGCTATCAGTGTAAAAGCCATGACCGAAAAATGCACACATTTCAGATGCAAGGTCAATCGTCAAGACCTCTGCAGTAGTGGTATATGCTACCGCTGGCGAGGGGATTCTGGCCCGTGTCGTATCGAGTGTCAGGTTGAGCAATGTTGACCCGCACAGCGTAGCCATGACAGCATTGAGCGTGTCTGCATATGCCGTTGACTCAGCAACCTTGGTTGTATTCTCTGTCCTTTTGAGCGTGTACTTTATTTTGTCGTAATCCGGTTCGGCCCGCCGTGCTGATCCGTCAAAAATGACCTGCCCGCCAGTTTCGTCTCCGTCATCAATCCATGTCAATTTTATCGTTGCCGACTCTGGTGGTGGCCAGTTGCCGGAAAACATATCTGGGAAAAATGAAATATCCGAGAATGTCGGCTCGGCATATCCTCCCCATCTATGAGGCATGGCAATTTTCAAGCTGGAAATTGATGCAATGTATGATCTCCATAGATGGATATTAGAGAAGTCCTCCATGCTGCAACGGATCATATCGCCGCCTGTTGGCGTGAATTCACATAGGATGGTCAAATATATGCCCTCCCTGTCACGCCAGAGGATTGCCGCTTGTCTGATACCTCGTCAGCCACAATCCTCATCTTGCCGTAAAATTGCTCATTGCCGATGTATACCTGAACAATAGGCGTTTTCGATTCGATTTTATCGAGCCTGTTCATGATCTTTTTCATCGTGTCAGGACCGTCAGGGAGTGGCAGCAGGGCCTCTGCACCTTTCTCACCAAAGACGTGGCTTCCGATCTGTGTTGCTGCGGGGAAAATGCCGCCCACGGCGTGATAATATAGATCAGGATTATTTCTATATGCCTCATCAGACACCGGAGCAACATGAGACCCGGCAGAGGCAAATGAAGACTTGATATCGCTCATCTCAGAAAATGCCGATTTCATCCCTGATACTGCGCCGAATATCTGTCCAGCAGTGCTACTTGCCGCTGATCCGAATTCTCCGACACTGGTGATCAATGATGTCAGAAGTCCACTCGATGTCGATGCATCAACCCCGAGTTCGATCATTTTCAAGGCAAGTGACATTGTGGCACCTGCCGCACCGTTTTCAGATGATGCCGTCTCGTCAAAGGCCATTGCAGCGTGATTCGCTATTGTCGCGGCAGTTGACAAAGATACGTTCATTCCGGTTGTGGCAGCAATCATATTTGCCGTATTGCTGACCATCTGGCTGGAAACAGCCGTATGCGCCTGCCCCATCGTTTCAAGCGAACCTGATGCCTTGACAGCCATCTCTGACCATGACCCGGTTGCCGCGTCAAACTGCAGGACTGATGCTTGCATTCCGGTTGTCAGTGTGAGTGTCGCCTCGTTTGCATCATATGCGGCCTCTTGCCATGCCGCGAACCCCGGCAATCCGTCAAGTATGGTATCTTCAATGGACTTGAACTCTCTGTTAAACCCGGCAACAGCAAGATGAATTGCGTCGATACCAGCCTCGTCAATGGAAGAGTCAGCGTGTGGCAATGATCCCCGCGTAAGCCTGAGAAATGCCCCGGCAAGGATTGGTGCAAAAGCTGCAGCAACTCCTATTGTCGATGCACCAGCCGTTGCCGCGCCGCTTGATCCTGATGCCGCCGCCGTGCTGCCGCTTGCCGCTGTCTGGAATGTACCGTATGCCGTTGCGCCTGATCCGGCTGAGTATCCTGTTGTCAATCCTGATCCGGCAATCTTCCCGGCTGTTGACAATCCCATCTTTGCAAGTGCTGTCTTTGCAACCTCGGTTGCAACACCTTCCTTGAGCAATCCGAGCGCAACTGCCCCTTTATATGCCGACACACCACCGAGGCCCATCTCAACCGCGCCGACCCCAGTATTACCCTCGCTGATATCCTTTGCACCGGCATAAAGGCCATATGCCCCGGCGCCGAGCGCTACCGCCCCACCTACAGTTCCCCATCCTGCAGCACCAGCAGCACCGGATGCACCTATCCCTCCAGACGAGCCACCCAATGCCCCGGATATCCCAGAGGTAAATGCACTGAAAATAGAACCCGTTGAGGTGAATCCAAACGCCTCGAGGAATGCAGCTTTCAGCCCGCTCATAAGGATTGCGGCAACCATCTCAGCCAACATCTTCTTGAAAATATCAACAATCGAGTCCATTGAAAAGTCGAACTCATAAATCATCGTGGCGATTGCACCCTGAATAGATTCAAAGGCCCTATTCCATTCCTCTGTGACAACAGATGTTGTCTGTGTCGTGCTTTCCTCTATCCGTTTGTTGGCTATTTCTTCAGCTTCTGCTCGACCCTCTCCAGCAACCTGCCATCCGTCTTTTATTCTTTCAGCAGCGGCAAGATGTTGTTTTGCAGAGAAAGCGGCCCAATCATTGTCACTCTTCGTCCTCTTTGCGAGTTCAGCCTGATAAAGAGCAGTTACTTTCTGAGCAAGTGCAATATCATTCCCGGCAAGAGCCAAGTCAGCGGCATATTGTTTATCGAGTTCGTATTTTGCCTGTTGAGTCTGTGTCATCCCCTCTTTTGCAAGAGCGTCTGTCACTTCCTCTGATAATCGTTTCTTTTCTTCTGCAGCGGCAGAATAAGCCTGTACCTCTTTCTCTTGCGTCTTTATTGTCTCGCCAGATGCTTTCTGAGTCGCCTCGTAGGTTTCTTGCCTTGTTTTTGCTTCTTTTTCTGCTATGTCAGCATATGCCTGATATTCCTGGTCCTTGTGGGCTTTATTGGCATTATCCTCAGCAGTTCGTATTTCAATTATTCTGGCTGTTGAGTCTGCAATTATTTTTTCCCTACCAACCTCATACTCTCCCGCAATGGCAAGTTTCGCCTCTTTATGAGATTGCAACTCGCCAAGTTCACGGCTCAACTCTTCGCGCCTTTTACTGGCTGATGTATCACCCCCACCGCTGAAACCTGTCTCACCAGTTCCGAGCATACTGGTTGACGGAGATGGCATATTTGCCAGTTCTCTCTTGATCGTACTGATCCGTGATTCAACCGGATCAAGCACACCGTTCATTGCCTCAAGAGCGCCTGTAACAGCGTTTATCGAGGCAACAGCGGCCTTGTTGTCATAGAGATTGTTTTTGAACGTTGTCCACTCTTGAGAAAGCCTGTTGACAGCGGCAATGCCAGATTCAAGCGCTGCAGTGTTTGCCGCTGCTCCATACATTTTATGGAGTTCAGCCGCCATTTTCGGCAACAAGTCTTCGGCGAGCAATTCCCCTGCCGCGCTCATCTTCATCAGAGCGGCCTGAGTTACACCCATAGCCCGAGCTGCAATGGTTACCGCGCCTGGAAGACTGTCACCGAGTTGGTTTTTCAGCTCTTCCATCTGCACTACACCCTTTGCCGCCATTTGAGCAAAGGCTTTCATGCTGAGTTCTACTTTTTCATTGGATAATCCAAGGACCGCTGATGCCTCTGACATCGCCTGAAAAACGTCACGGGTTTTCTGGCCCTCAAGTATCGTTCCCTGCGTTGATGCCGTAAGCTGCCGGTACGAATCTGCCAGGGCATACATATTCTGGCCGGTGGCCGCTGCCGTAGATGCCATGAAATTAAACTCACTCTCCATGCCTGCAGTGCTGCCGGTAAGGGCAACAAAAGAGCGCTGTAGTGAGTCAACCTTTATTCCGGTATCAAGAATAGCCTTGCCAGCCTCATATATAATGAGGGGAGACAAATAGGCCAGTGCGGTACGGACTGCGCCACCTAAAGATGACATCCCGGTAGCTGCTTGCTGTGCTACGGTAGAGACGTTCTTGATCTGAGCGTTTGTCAGCCCAAACTGAGCGCCAAGCTGCTTTATTTCTTGTTCTGTGAGGTTTGCGGCAACGGCGATACTTCGCAATGCAGCTTCTTGAGCCTTGGCCCCCTGAGTGGCCATCATGCGAGATTGTAGCGCCTGGAATTGCGCCCCGGTGGTCCCGGTTATATGCTGGAGTTCTTTAAGGTCGGTGCCGATTAACTTGAAATCGTTGGCTGTTACCTTTGACGATCTGGAAAGCTGGCCAAGACTCTTAATGAGTTCATTGGTGCCTTTGGTGGTTTGGCTTGGGGATAGAGCATTGTTAATGGCATTGCTCATGCCATACGCTGACTCTGTGACTATCTGTTTTGCGGCCTTGACATCTTTTGCGAGTTGGGAAAAGTCCCCTTTAATCTCAACGTATATTCCTGGGACTTGTGCCATTATCTACCCTCGCATTTCGCGTATCGATTTGAGAGCTGCCCTTTCCATTACCTGGAACAGGGAGAAAACCTCGTCTTCGTCTTCTGGCTTTACCCGGCATGATCTGAAAACACGATCAAGAGGAACATAGTTCAACCCTACAGGGCCAGCCGGACCCATGATCCACTGTGTCAGCATTGAGGAAAACACACTCACAATCTGTGCGTTGTCTGGGTATATCCCTTCTGCGTGTTGAAATGATTCTGATTCACTGATCAGGTCTAGTGGTAACCCGAGTCTATTTGCTGCCTCATCAGCAGAGCTGCCGCCGCCTACCAATGAGACGGCGACAGCTTCTAGTTTTTTACGCGACTCTCAAAAAGCTGCTTATTGTATTCTCGCCAGATTTCAATTGGCGCGTTTGGGTAATGCTCAAAAAATGTATTGAGGTTTTCCCGGCTGTATTCAGCGTCGAATCCATCCCACCCTGTAATAAGTTCCCCAACTGTATCGGTGAGCAATCGGTCCTTCTCGTCTTCCATGAAGGAAATAAACTGTTGCCGTGTCATATATTTGAACGTCATCGACACGACAACAGGCTCAGGTTTCCCCGGTATTGTGAGGGGAACATCTGCTTTGAATTTTGGCTCAGGTATGAGTTTCAGCATGATATACCAGACCTTATGAAGCGTAATAGTTCGGAGTTCCATTCATCGTGATAACGGCCTTGGTCGTTACAAGGCCCTGGGCCTGGCCACCGGGAAGGATGGTACAACCAACATACCCGGCAAACAGCAGGACTTTTCCACCCGTACCAAACTGAAATTTCATAACCCTACGGGCCTGGTTATCTGATGCCGATTTCATTGCGACAAGACCAGCGTCGGTGGAGTCCCAGATGTGATCCATGGAAAACGATATGGCCGATGGAAGACCGGGAATCTGAGTTTTTGCATTTTCGTGAATGGTCGTGGTGTCGATAAAATCGAACTCGCCGCCGGATGCCGAGATATTGGTTGCAGTGGTGATACTGGTCCCCATGGTTACCTTTGCAACAGTTCCGCTGACAAACGTATCAAAGTCAGTCGAGTTTACCCCCTCAAGCTGGAAAGTGTCAGTCGCTACGCCAGCAACCCTGACAGCCATTTCGTTTACCTGGCGCATTCCAGATACGAGAAGAAAAACGATATCCCCATTGCTGTATCCATGTCCAGCGCTTGTTACGACGGCAGGGTTTGCCTTGGTTATCCCGGTGATTGTTGCTGCGGTGGCGATTGCTGATTGCATTGTAACCGCGACGTTTTTCCATACAGTTGGAGTTGCCATTTTCTTACCTCATGATAGGTTTTTCAAATAAAGTTTGTACTCGATTATGTAACGGTAAACTCCGTCCATTATCAGCGGTTGACCAGAATCTCTTTCCAACGTCCCAACCTGATAAAACCCATCCAGATTGAGTTCACTATTATCAAACAGGGTAAAAACTAACTCAGCGATATTATGCATTGTCGTTGCGTCATCCGCGCACACACTGATTTCAATGAGAAGATCCGTAAACGTGTGAGACAGTGCATATCGAGGCAATTCTGAGATAATCGAAAAAACCACATACGGAGAAGCTGTTCCAGATGGTGCCTGAATCGGGAACATACGCCCACCGATAACAGCATCAACCGCCGATCCTTGCAAGTGCTGGTATATTGCCTCAAATACCGTTTTCATTTATTCCCAAACATTGCCATCGCGAGCCTTATGCCCTGCTCTTTTGCTGGCCTCATAAACGGATGTGCAGGAACTCTACCGAGCTTTGTTGGCGCACCTTTTGCGGTCAGCATCACATGGCCATATTCAACCAAGTGCGAGTGTGGGGCCTTGGCAACAACGATATACCCACCATCCTCGTATCGGCTCTTGCTCTTTTTTATGCTGCCCCTGAGTTTTCCCGTTTTATCGGAAAAAGCAGATGATGTTTTGGCCGACGTTTCGACCAAGTTTGCCACCTTTTCGAGGTTATTATCAATAACCCGGTGAACCTCGGCAAGAGTCTCATCAAATCCGGCAAGATCAAGTCTGACGTTGCATTTCATCATAATGTTTCTTCCGCCGATATTTCGAGTTCTCGGTCAAGTTCCCCAATGTTGGCAATATTTGTTATTCCAAACGTTCGGCCTTTATAAATGAGCCTGTGAGCCAGTGTCAGACCAGGGTAATACCGGCAATAGAATCTCGTTGATGTCGTGCCAGTTTCTCTCCGTGATTCTTCGGCCTCTTTCCCTTTTCCCGGCCATATTTTGCATCTGATCCAGGCAAATAGTGTCCACGATTCAAGAACCTCGCCCATGGTGCCGCGTGAGTCTGTTTTTTGCTCGACCCTTACGACGTGCCTGAGTTCTCCCGCGGCAACCCTGATAGCCATCAGCCAACCTCAAGCACGGTAAACTCGTCAAGCAACCCGTCAGCGAATCCTCTATGCATTGGCATCACCGTCATCATACCTGGCCCTGCGATATGGTTTTCGCGCTGTGCATACATGCTGGCCACCCTGATCATTATCCACATCTTGATTGCCGGCGGAATATTGGCAGCGGTCCAGCCAGCATTGTATCGGACCCTGACAGCATTCAGCATGACCTTTGTTTCTGGCCACTCTTCTCCATCAATCGGCTGAACCCTGGCCACAAGAGAATCCATGTCCTTTTCATACAATGATGTCGAAAGGGTTTGCTCAACCCCATCTTCATCGTAATATTTGACCGATGTTATTTCGGTCACCGGGCCACGCGGCAATTCAATTTCCCAATCTGGGAATTCATCAAGGACAACTTCTAGGACTTGTGGCGCAATGCTTCTTCTCGTCAATAATTCAGCATTCCCACGCGCCGCGCTGATCATCTGGCCAACCAGTGTATCATCCTCATTAATACCGACAACAGCCTGAGCTTTTGCCTCGGCAACAGTGACAGGTTCAACAGTGGGTGAGGTTATGATTTTCAGCATGTCAAAAGCGTTGCCTTTATGCCAGTTCCGCCCGTAACGGCAATGGTTCCCTGGCAATATTTACGGATTTCATTCAGTGGAATCGCAACACATGCGCCAGCCGCGATTGACCCGGTAGAATACCCAGATGATACACTCACCGATCCGACCCCTGGCACAGCAACCGTTGACCCTCCATCACCATCTATGGTCACCGTCAGCGCACCGACTGTCACATTGTCGAGGATTAGAATCTGATCCTTTGTCTCGTCAAAGACAAAGGTATCAGATGATCCGAGCGTGGTCCTAGTCACTGTTGCCTGGGATGATGCTATTGACGATGGTGTAATCGTTGCCATTACGCGGCCTCAATCACATATGAAAGAATTACGTCAACATGGGTAGCAGTTGCCACATCGCTGCCGGTTTTCCCTATCGTGATCGCCGTGTTTTCATCACATGCAACAAAAGACGCGCCATCAGCAAGCACAGTTGCCCCGGTAATGCCAGGTTTTAAAACGGTGCTTCTGGTAAGGTTGCCCTGGGCAAAAGCGACCAACTTCACCCCGGATGCAGATTGAGTGCCAAGAATGTCAACGGTGGTCACCGTAGCAGCGCTTCCGCCGACTGCAATTGCAGTACAATCGACCATCCGATATTTAAAACCGTCAACAGCGGCCAGTAGGGTTTTACCAGCATTTATCTCAGCGATAGAGCATCTCGACCTGAGATTTCTTACAAGATAACTGTGGTATATTTCCCCTCCTGTCTCAACAGTAATAGCCCCACCACTGGCAACTACCATCTCGTCGCCGCCGTGCTTGTTATAAACTTTCGTGCTATAGCTCATGTTTTTTACCTCGCTTTAGTTGAGCTTTCGGCATCATGGCGTTATCGGGTGGAGTGATTGAGGCTGTTTCGACCGCGAACAAACCTTTTACTAAGGCAGTTCCAATATCATCAGAAACTTCAACTGTTTTTCCAGGTAGCACTACCCCCCCAGGTCCCGCCATGATGGTCTTCATTATCACATCCATGGCGTATTATGCCTCAGCAGGAGATATCAACTGCGTGGATTTCATCAGACCAGAATTTGCATCAGGTTTCACACGGCCACTGTATCGAATGGCAGTTATCCCGAGGATAACCGCGTTCTGTGTTGCAGGAGTGATATTGCATTGCAGATATCTTTCCTGTGGCTGATAAACATCGACCACGATGGCAGATTTCGCAGCGGTAGCATTTGCTGCCGTAACGGTATGCACGGTCGTAGTGGCAACCCTTGCCATCCCAGACGTGGCGTTTGTCGGATTCTGCTCAACAAATACGTCGAGTGTCCCGTTTTCGATTATGGTCCCGAGTTCGGCAACAAACATAACACCGTCATAATTTGCCATATCGATGATGTCTGATGTCCGTTTCGTTTGGCCAGCGGCATAGTAGCCAAGCACCTGATCAACCTTTACATTCTGCAAGAGATTCATTTTCATGCTCCTTTATATATTCTGGCCCAATTACGCCAGTTTGATTCGGGTGAAAGCCTCACTGAGTACCGGCATTCCATCGGTTTCCTTGTCGAAGATAAAACCTACCTCGCTGGTGAGCGCATACAATTCATTCAACCGCTTGACACGCATGGCCAGTGAATCAGCGATATAGTACCAAGTGAAATCGCCAAACATGCCGACATACAGGCCAGTGGTAAAGGTGTTCGGCACATACTCGGACATATTGAGCGGTCTGCCCATCAGCATATCCATGGCTCCGAGTGTGGATGCCATCTCGAAAATGTATTGACCTTCGCCATCCTTGATCATGGCAATCTGGGCAACACCGTCACGGTGGAAAAGCCACTGAGCTGTTCGCATATACTGAGCTTTCAGACTGTATTTGATGCGTTTCAGACCGTCGGCTGTCATGGCTGTTGCTGTCATTCCGGTCGATACGTCGCGGTCCGTGTTGATGCCTTGAGCGCTGGCAGTAAACAGTCCAAGAGGCTGTTTATCTCCGGTCCCGAGCAGGAATGCTTTCTCTTCGGTAATCCCGAACTTATACGCGGCACGATCCATGATGATGGTTTCTGGATTGATACCATCTGAACGGAGCAGCTTGTCGGATGCCTTGATGAGTTTTTTCAGCGGATGGGGTTTTAGTTCGCGCTTACCGAAAGCAAGGGCCGTGTCCTCGGTAACCGTCTTTATTTCCGTTGACCATTCAGCGTCATCGGTGTCGGTTTCGAGCGTCGGAAATCCAAGGCCGTTGGCATTGGTGGTTTTAAACGTGGTTGCCAGGGCGCGGACAAAAACGATGTCCTTGACCTTTGAGATAAGGGATGCAACAAACTCTTGGGGAGTGTTGAGAAATCCGGCAGCGGTATCCTGTCCAGCAGTCAGTGACCGATATTCCTCAGGAGAAAGCTGCTCACCATTGGCAATATCCAAAGTGAGCAACCGGCGAAATGCCTTTTTCTTGGCTTCTGCATCCGGCGTAGTTGGTGCGCCGGATTTTGCGCCGGTATCAGCAATCTTGGCAGCGGCCTGGGCGCGTTCCTCTTCATCAAGGGCATATACCCTGTCAAAATCGGCTCGGAGTTCGCCAGCCTCCTTAATCAGAGCATCTGACTGACGTTTTTCATCGTCGGTCATTGCCCTCTTCTCGTTGTCGGTTAAAGAAACCCGCGAAGGTGGCGGATATAATGTCCTGACTGGCCACCGAGTTCATCGGTTGATCCATGATAGACCGAACCGGCTGCAATCCTCCTTCGAGTTTTTCGAGATGATGGAAGGGCATAGACTGCTCAGGGGAAACGCTTACGCAAAGATCGTGTTTCACCCTGGCCGCCAGCAAAACGAGCTGATTCCGCTTCATCCTGACGCTGTTTTCCCTTTTATCATTACTCCCGAGAAAACCACATATTATCTCAGCGACAACTCACCGTGTCCTCCTGTTGGTTCTGTTCTTTGGTATCAGCATTTTCCGCAAAACGGAACAACTGAGATTTTGAGCGCTGATGAAGTATTGCATATCAGGGGATATTCAATCAACGGCATTGTAGGGCTTGGTCCGATTAAATGGGCCGCATATCAGGCTGTCGGGCTGGCTATGGCCACAGAGGAACACGGTGCCAGGTTGTTTTCCAACGGGGCACAGATAGGGAAGGTGTTCAAGCATCCTGGAAAATTGTCTGAGGCCGCTGCAAAAAGATTACACGGGCAGGTAAACACCGGGGGCGATTATGCCGGATCATCGAATGCCCACAAGACAATCCTTCTCGAAGAGGGAATGGATATTGCCAAGATTGGGATGACCGGGGTTGAATCTCAGTTTCTTGAAAGTAGGAAATTTCAGGTTGAGGATATCGCCAGGATTTTTAATGTGCCTCTGATATTGATCGGGCACGGTGACAAAGCCCCGACATACGCATCCGCTGAACAGTTTTTCATGTCGTTCAAGGTCCACACGATTTCACCAAACGTTGCCATTAATTGAATATCCCCTGACGTGCAATACTTCATCAGCGCTCAAAATCTCAGTTGTCCCGTTTTGTGGGAAATGCTGATACCAAAGAACAGAACCAACAGGAGGGCACGGTGAGTTGTCGCTGAGATAATATGTAGTTTTCTCGGGAGTAATGATGAATGGAAAAACAGCATCAGGATGAAGCGGAATCAGTTCGTTTTGCTGTCGGCCAGGGTGAAACACGATCTTTGCATAGGCGTTACCTCTGAGCAGTCTATGCCCTTCCATCATCTCGAAAAACTCGAAGGAAGATTGCAGCCGGTTCGGTCTATCATGAATTAACCGATGAACTCGGTGGCCAGTCAGGACATTATATCCGCCACCTTCGCGGGTTTCTTTCACTGACTTTGGCAACATGGCCATGGTTTGAGCCAAGATTGTCACACAT